ATAGCCATGCAGGCCGTAAAAAAGAACCCAAAAGTCAGAGTGGCGTTTTTTTGCGACAGGCTGAAGCTCTTAACTCAGACTGAAGAAACCTTCAAGAGCCTTGGTGCAAGCTACTCAGTGCTTCAAGGCGACAGCCCGAAGTACGATCCAAATGAAAACATTCAGATAGTCAGCACAGCCACAGCCGTCAGGCGCAACCACTTCACCTATGACATAGCAATCATAGATGAGGCGCACAATATGTATAAAGGCTTGCTAGACCAGATGCGGCGTTTTAACAACCTGACCTTCATCGGACTTACCGCCACGCCTTATAGCCGCTCTATGGCCTCTGAAGGCTTATGGCAGGATCTGATAGTTACTACCACTCCGCAGGATCTAATAGATGCTGGCTGGCTTTGCCCGACTGACTACTATCATGGCAGGACAGTTGATGTCTCTGACCTGAAGCTGAAGAAGTCACACACAGGCGATCATGACTACGATGCCGAAGACTTAGGCAAGCGTATGCAGGAAGATGACACGCTGGCTGGTGATATTGTGAATAACTACGTTAAGCACTCTAATGGTCTGACTAAGCGAGCCGTATGCTTCGCGCCATCTATAGCCTACAGCAAAAGTCTAGTAGAGCGATTTAATCAGACGCTAGGCCAAGAGATAGCTGTACACATTGACGGCTATGACGATCAGGCTACTAGAGAGCTGAAGTACCAAGACTTCGAGGATGGCGTGTATAAAGTGATGATCAACAGCCGCATCCTGAATACAGGCTGGGACGATTCTGGCGTAGAAATTCTTATAGACACATTCAGGACTCGCAGTTTGACTACTTGGATTCAAAGAATAGGCCGCATATGGCGCATTCATCCCAATAAGTCCAGAGCGATTGTGCTTGATCACGCGGGCAATCTGGCTCACTTTGGCGCTTATCCTGAGTCTTTTGTGCCTTCAGAGCTGCACTCTGGTGATAGAAATTACCAAGAGCGCAAGCAAACCAAGACTGAGCCTAAAGAGCCTATCCTTCACAACTGCAAACAGTGCAGCGGAGCGTTCACAGGACTTCGTTGTAAGTGTGGATGGGAGCTTCCTTTAGGCACTCCAACGCTCAAGGATGACGGTACACAGCTCGTCAAGGCAGAGAACCTATCGCCTGCCGAGACAAGGCGCAAGACTCTGACCAAGGAGCAGAAGCAGGAGTGGTACTCATCTCTGCTGCATTACGGCTATCAGCACAACTACAAAACAGGTTGGGCATACCACAAGTACATTGAATGTTTCTCCTGCGCTCCTAACGGCCTGAAGCAGATAGGACGACAGCCAATCCCAGAAGCACTGAGCTGGATCAAGAGCCGCCAAATAGCATGGAGTAAGCGAGCATGATTGAATGGTATCAGCCAGTATTAGACAGGCTAGACAAGGTAAGACAGCTAGGCACGAACAAGTGGACTGCCTGCTGTCCTGTACACGATGACAGCAATCCAAGCATGAGTATCAATTTGCATGACACGCCAGAAGGTCAAAAGCTCGGTATGTATTGTTTTGCTTGCAGCGCAAAAGGTGATAATGTGGTAGAATCTATAGGACTCAAAATAGGAGACCTGTTTGAGCGAAGCAAAGAATTTACTCCAGATCGTCATTATCTACTTCAAAAGACTGTAGATGCTGACGATTTTACTATTGTGATGTACGAGACAGATAAGGCCAAAGGCCGCAAGATTCGGTACAAGGATCACAAGGAGTATGTAGCAGCGATAGCTCGTAGAGAGCTAAGGACTGCACTGGACATTCCACAGACAATCATTGAAATAGAAGCGGACGGTTTCTTGTAATGGCTAGACCAGAAAGAGTGCTAACAGAAGATGAAATTGCAACTATTCAGAGACTTGCGCCTTCACTTACTAAAGAGCAGTTAGCTCATCATTTAGGTATGTGTTTCAATACCTTAGACAGAATAATGGAAAGAGACAGCAGAGTAAGTGAAACTTATAACAGGTCTCGAATGGAAGCTGGCACTAGGATGATAGAAGCTCTCTATCGTAAAGGACTAGATGAAGGTGATTTCCAGTCTATGAAACTTTATCTGTCTCAAGTTATGAACTGGACAGAGAAGAGCAGGACAGAACACACAGGCGCTGATGGCAAGCCTATCCAGATGGACGTTGATACTCACTGGACGATAGAGGTGATGGAGTGAGCAAAGGATCAAGGCCAAGACCTTACAGCGTGAGCCAGAAAGAATTCCAAGCAAACTTTGAGAGGATATTTGGAAATGCCACTACAGAAAGGCAAGAGCAAAAAGACCATCTCCAAGAACATCAAGACAGAGATGGCGGCAGGCAAACCACAGAATCAGGCAATCGCCATAGCAATGGCTAAGGCTAAGCAGAAAAAGAATACTGTGAAGTACGAATAATGCCCAAGATGCAGATACCCAAGAAGATGCTTCCGTTCTTGCAGCCTAAGCGCTACAAGATATGCATCGGAGGCCGTGGCTCAGGCAAGAGCATGACTATGGGTGATCTGTGTCTACTGGCAGCTCAGACGCAAGGCATCAAGACTCTGTGCGCTCGTGAGTTCCAAGCCAGCATTGACGACTCTATTCATACGCTGCTGTGTGCTGAGATAGAACGGCTAGAGCTGAAAGGCTTTGAGGTTCAGCGCAATGAGATTCGCTACGGCGGCGAGACTGCGTTCAAGTACATCGGCCTAGCTAGATCACCAGAGAGTGTAAAGTCCTATCACGGCTTCTCAAGAGTGTTCGTGGACGAGAGCCAGACAATATCCGAGGCTAGCCTCAAGGCGCTGACTCCTACGCTCAGAACCGCAGGCTCAGAGATCTGGATGGCAGCTAACCCAAGGTCTGCCGCTGATCCATTCTTCCTACGATTCGTTAAGCCGTTTGAGAAAGAGCTGCGGCGTGATGGCGTATACGAGGATGAGCATCACACGATTGTCTGGATGAACTACAATGACAATCCTGCTTTCCCAGAAGTCTTAGAGCAAGAGCGAGCCTATGACCAAGCGCATATGTCTCCTGCTCTGTACTCTCACGTTTGGGAAGGCGAGACGTATGATGAGCATGATGACTCAATCATTCCTGTTGAATGGTTCTTGTCGGCAGTAGATGCACACATAAAGCTAGGCTGGAAGGCTGAAGGCACTGTCATTGCGTCTCACGATCCATCGGATGAAGGTGGCGACAGCAAAGGCTTCGTGCTTAGGCACGGCAACGTGATCTTAGATGTGTGCGAAATGGTAACAGGTGACGCTAGTGAAGGCATGGATTGGGCGCTGGACAAGGCGCTAAAGGCCAACGCTGACCACTTCCTATGGGATGCAGACGGCTTAGGCGTCTCTCTCAAGCGGCAGGTAGATCAGGCGCTGGCTGGCAAGAACGGTATCACTTATTCAATGTTCAAAGGCTCAGAGGCAGCAGAAGACCCAGAGATGCCGTACACCAGCGGTGGCACTGAGCGTAACAAGACTAACCGTGAGACCTTCAGGAACAAGAGAGCGCAGTTCTGGTGGAAGCTAAGAGACAGGTTCGAGGCCACGCATAGAGCTGTAACCAAAGGCGAGTATGTGAACCCAGAGGATATGATCAGTCTGTCCTCTGAGATAGCGGTACTGGATCAGCTCAGAGCTGAGGTCTGCCGCATACCACTCAAGCGCAACAATGCTGGTAAGATACAGATATTAAGCAAAGCGGAGATGGCTAAGCCTCCGTATCGGTTACCGAGTCCAAACATGGGTGATGCGCTGATGATGTCGCTGCACTCACCTAAAGCACTAAACAAACAGAAAGTTGTCCTCAACTTCAGCGGCTGGAAGCATCATGGATAAAGACGATTACGAATACGAGAAAGACTCCAAGAAAGAGTACGGCGAAGATGTCTATGACTCTAGCAAGTACGATGACCACGAGTACGTTGCTGGCCTGTTAGCTGCATCTCAGGAAGCAGACCAAGACCTGCGCGACAATGCTCGTGAGGCTGCGCTGTTCGTTGATAAGCGTGATGGTCAATGGGAGCCGTACTGGTACAACAACGCTGCTGAGAGCAAGTCTCCACGCTACAGCTTTGACATGGTGAATCCGATCATTGATCAGGTCTGCTCCGAGATTGACCAAGC